TCTTACGATAGTCCTCCTCCAGCAGGGTTGGTTACCTGCCACGTCCCTTAAAAGGGACGTGCCCTCCTAGGCTTGGTGCTGACGGCCATAGGACGTCCGGAACGCACCAAGTGCTCCCTGTCTTGAAAAGGGTCATCCCCTCTTTTCAGGAAGAACTTGAGCAGGGCCCCGTATCCATCCAATTTACTTGGAGGGATTTCGGCCTGTACTACATAGCCCGTGACAAGCGGGGAATGTAGTCTTGGATCATAGCTCTGGGTTTCATACCCTAGAAAGCTATGACGGCCCAGCACAGCGCTCGTATCAGCGACGACGGGATACAGCAGCTGCCCCTTTGAAGAGGTCAGCAAGCTGCTCAAGATGTCGTCCAGATACTCTACGACCTTCCAGTAACCAGCTTTATAAAGCTGGTTACGCAATGAGACCGTAGAAATGAGCGCAGGTGCATCCTGCCGCCGGGTAGGCGGTATTTCGCGCACGCGGACGATTGATACGTCCTCACCCGCGAAATACTCCTTGCCACAAGACTCTCTGAACCTTCCGGTCCAGAAAGACTTGTTGGTATTGACCCGAAGCCCAAAAGCTTCGAGCTTCCCAACGACGGCTTCGGCGCAATCTGCGGGGACAATGATATCGTCTCCGTAGACGCGCACCCTTCCAGCAAGGTCATGGATGACCTTCCTGGACATCTGGCGTCTGAGCGCATCTTCGATCCCGCAAAGGACGATGGTCGCGAAGACCATCGCCTCAACAGGAAAGCAGAGCGCTGAACCCATGGACGCGAACTTGGCCAGGCGTATAACGCCAAAACCAGGTACATCAGCCTTCCGGCTCCTGCACGCATCGATAGCCCCTGCAGCATGAGGGAATCGAGCGAGCATGAGACGTACGAGCTGATTCGAGACGCGATCGGAAGCTTCGCTGAGATCCAGCGTCGCGAGGTCCCCTGTAAGGGAACCTCTCCTTGCCATAGACCTGTTAGGGTCCTGGTCAGAGAAACCGATAATCCACCTGTAGGGGTTGTCACGACCCTCCAGGTGAGATACAAGAGACTCAGCTACGGCCTGCTGCGAGTATTGCATCGCGGTAGGCTCAACAGCTATGACTCTCGGCGTCTTGAGCGTCTTTGGAACGGTGATGACCCTTACGGGCCTTTCCGCTCCAGGTTCGAGGATGTCCACATGGTCGAAATCCTGGTATGTCCCCGCGTGAGGTGCAACAAAGCCCTCAAGAAACGGGAACCAGGTTTCAAGCCGTGATGTCCACTCCGTTTGGTCATATTTCTGGTTGCCCAGAAGACCATCCGCAGTTACACCCGGCCCATGCTTTGGGATTAATCTGTCCTCGTAGATATCACTATCTACGGCTGTCAGGACAGGTGCCCAAAGGAGACCGGCAACCCTTTCAAACTGAGCTCGATGAGCTTCAGAGAGAATGGTGTCGGACTCTCGTACATCCTGCTCACACTGGACAAAACCCGCGATTGCTGCTCTGGTGCGCTCTTCTGAGCATTCCAGATTGATCTTCGCGAACATCAGAGTAATCTGACGTATCGCTTGGATCGCATCAATCGAAGGTTCGTCCAGCAGACGACCAGAAGTGCGGTCGAACACAAGACCGAGAAAACCTCCTAGAAATAGGGGGAGATCTCCTCCTCGTTTGCTTCTCTCGAAGCCGACGAAGAGACGACGGTCTGCAAACCCTTGGTCAAGGCCTTTTTCGAGGTCTTTTCCAAAGGTCGGCAAGGTTATCGTCAAAAACGATAACCCTTCGTGTTCGACACGGGCCTCGACCCTTTTGAGGTCGAGGTCGGTGCTCACGCCACACCAGGTACCCCTATCAAGGAGTACCTCCCGCAAGAGACACATGAGGCTTTTCATGGCCCCCCAATCTCAATGGTTGGGTGAGTCATCCCGAGCCTCGTTCATGTGCCGACCTGATTGGTCACCCCTTGGGAATCTCCCAAGGGCCAGTTCCCGGTCTATGCCTCACGGCAATGACTTACGACTCACCACCAAGGAACTTGGTGATGTTCGCGCCGGAAGTTGCAGACAGCCACGCCACAAGGGCGTCGACAATCTGCTTCTGCTCGGTGATCGTGTAACCGGTAGGCGGAACATCCGCAACGATGTAAGCACTCATCGAATACGGAGTGTTCTGCGCCGGGAACAACGGATCAGCGGCAGTCTTCCGGGAGTCAACGCGAACCGTCCGTCGGTTCCGCTTTCCGTAAGCGGAAGAGATAGACAGCTTCAGATTGCCGTCGTCCTTACTATAGACGGCGCCATTCTGATTCGTGGTAACGCGCGGAAGCGCGTTCGCCACAGCGTTGACAGTCAGGGACTGGGGATCGGTGAACAAGGCATGACTCCTGC